TTTATATGCTTTAACTGACTTCTTGGGAGGTTTAACTTTTTTCCAAGCCTCAGGCTCGCCAGGAGTAATTTCGGCTTTTTCTCCACTTGGCAGAGTGGCTACAGTTGGATCATCTTTTTCTTGAGTTGCGAGTCGTATACCCTCTTCGTATGTATCAACTTCTGGAAATCCAGTTGGATTGTATTCGCTTCCGATTGTGCCATCGAAACGCATAAACACTACATCTGGCTGGCCTTCGTTATACTTGCTGTAAGTTGCGGTGGACCAACCTTCGGGTTGAAACTCTGGATTAAATTTTAACCTAGCAACTGGAGTAAACCCATAACCTGCATACTTGGCTGGAAGTACTGTTTCAAATCCGTTTAAGAATCTAACCTTGCCAGTAGAAATAGCCATGTCAAAGGCTGCATGCACATCTTGAGCGGTAGCACCAGGAGATTTAGTTACGCTTCCTACTTCTCCTTCGGGAGATATAGATATCGTAACACTTTCGCCAGGCTTGCTAGAGGTTATAATTAAATCATAACCTTTATAGTCGGAAGGTTTAAATACATCAACAGATGATCCAAATTTATTCCCGTCCTTATTAGCTTTAGCAATTTTTGAGAATCTATTTTCGTTTAGAACGGGGCCTCGTTTAACAACTCCAAGGCTTCCTTTTGGTTCTTTGCCAGTCCCATTTTTATAACTGACCTTACCTGTGTAGCTTCTAAGTCTGTCAATTGATCTTGTAACTTGTCGTTTTCTGTTTGATTCAACTGAGACGCTTTCATATACAGCTCCGCTTCCTCGGGATTTGAGGTAATCAGAGATAACACTTTGTCTAAGGAATTTGTCATATTTTTTTCTGTTTTCAATTTGTCTTGTGGGTTGTACGGCATCAGGAAAATTAATGTCACGGATAATTATACGCTCTGCCGCTAAAAAGTCAAGTATTAAATTGGCATCCGCCTCGCTGCGAGTCGATCCATCTACAGGATAGAACACATCAGCAGGAGTATCAAACGAAGATTTAAGTGCACCCGCTGCACCAGTCCATCCATTCTCATCCCATATTTGTTTTTCACCAAACCATACCAAAGCTTGGAGGTCGTCAGGATTCAAGTTTAGCTTCTGAGCTGCTCGACGAAACACTAACTGACCTAAGGCAAAGTCTGGATTGCTAACTGCCGTTTCTTGAGACGGCAAAATCCTAGCATCTTCTTGACCTTTATAAATAACTCTACGCAGCAGGCGAGCTGCCCATACATCAATCGTCGCCTCCAGCGATTCACCATTCAAGTTCATTGTGAACTGAGGTGTCTTAGGAGTCATTTTGTCCTTACCCAACTTTTCATCAAACCAAACTTGAGCCAATGCTTTCAACGCAGGGTAAGAATTTGTACCGTATAGTTTCCCGTTAGTCTGCCTTGGCAACAAGTCGTAGTGCTCCGACGCCGAGCGAAGTAGGGCACTGCCGCTCGATTTTTTGATCATCTCGGGCGTGTATAGCACACCCTTGCTGTTCTTAACTTTATCTTTAAGAAGTAAATCTCCCAAAGTTCCTGCCTTCATCTGGCCGTACAGTCTTAGGTACTTTTTGATTTTGGAATCAAATTCTCCAGATTTAAATCTATTGTACAAGTCTACGCTATAACGAAAGTTAATTTCTACTGGAGTTTGAGCAGACGTAGTCCCCAGCAACTGAGTAAAGATGTTAATATCTTTTCCAAAAATTGCACCCAAGCGTTTACGCATCCGTCCGTACCAACCAATGCCAGCAGCAATAGAAGGGTCTTTCATCATTTCGGTTGCTTCCGTAGCCACTTGATTTGCTAAATCATCAACAGCACCAGATGCAATAGCTGCATTTAGTTTTTGTTGTTGACTATTAGATACAACGTAATGAAAAGAACTATATTCGGGAATGCTGGTGTCGGTAGGCCCAGGTCCGTCGTATTCCTCAATAAATGGTGAACTAAGTAAGTCGTAATCCCTCGTTGCTTTCTTGGCTACAGTTGGATCATCTTTTTTTATTGAACGCTTAATCTCAGCTTCTGGCAACGCCTTTTCTTCTTTAACAGGATCTATTACATCTATTTCTTCAAAAAAGTCGCCCCTTAGTTTTCTTAGTTCTGCTAATTTTTTTTCCTTAAACTGCTCTCTCCATTCTTTTCCGTGTTTAATTATTTCTTCAACCAATGCTATAGACGCATTAAGCTGCTTGGGTTCCTTGGCGTTAATGTTAGAAAACGCATCGTAAAGAGTAGAAATAGCCTTTCCTTCTTCGCTGTCTTCTGGAAGCTGGGATAATTCCTCAAACATTGCCGCTTGATTGTCTTCCGCACTGCTCTTCATTATGCGGTCAATCTTCTGGACAATTTCCGCACTAGGCCCAAGTCTTTTAGAAACGGCCTTGGCATCGCCTTTGGTAGCTTTTTTAACAACTGTACGCAAAAGAGTTTTTCTGCCTTTGGTAAAGTCTTCGTCTATTAAACTATTTACCCGATCTACGACTCCTTGCAAAACCTTGAGACGTGAATCCACAGTTGTGGCGTTTGCCATTTTACGAACAAACTTAACTTTACCCCTGATGGCAGGAGGCAAAACATTAAGAAACTCTTGAATTTGCTTAGACAACTCCTTAACATCAGCTCTTTCATCAACCCAAGCTTGTTTGTCTTTGGCCCTTAACTCCTTTAACTCCTTGGCCTCTTTTTTAAGTTTTGCTACCCTCTCCTTGTAGCGACTTTCCATTTTGGAAAATCTTTCTTTAGCAGCATCTTTTGCTCTTCTTCGAGACTGCTCTTGCCTTTCTTTAAGGTTGTCAATTTTTTCTTGAGTAGTAACAGGAGCAGGACGCTCCTTAACTATTTCTCTTTCCTTAAATTCTTCAAGCCTAGCATCCCGAACATCTTCTTCTGTAAACTCAAATTCGGTCTGAATCTCAGTAGTTATGCTTTCAAGTTCGTTTACCGCATCGGATAGTTTCTTTAATTCTGGAGAAACTTCTACCTCGGCTTCTTCGACTGATCGAATAACAGAAACTAAACTGTCATAAGCTTCAGAATTACCTCTAGTCGCTTCAACAACTAAATTCCCCGTGACTGGATCTACCTCGGATATTTCTTCTGCAAAGTCGTCGGGCAAATATTCTGAAAGAGCCGCTACTTCTTTCCGAGATTTAATTGATCCATCTTCGTTTTTGAGAATGCTGTTAATCGGGCTTTTAGCTACATTAGTTCCTATTTTTGCAGTAAACTCAGCAACGCTCTGGGTGGTGCCTCCCAAAACTTCTAGCATTACTTCTTGAATGTCTACTTCTCCCGTAGCAAATGATTGTCCCAAAACTTCCCCAACGGAGTCTAAGCCAGCCTGGGTAACGACTTCTTTGCCAAGTTTGCCTAATGCGGTTTTACCCTTTATCGGCAAATACGCACTAAGGGCAGACGTAATTGCAATTGGCAAACTTTTATTCATGCCCCTAAGCATAGCGTCAGACATTAACTTATCATTAGATAATGCCGCATTTAAAGACTCTTGGTCATCAAAGTTTACACCATTTTCCCTCAAGTGCTGCATCATTTCAAATGCACGTTCTTGATGGAATGATTCTGAAAAAACCGTAGCAGTAACTGTTGGAACGCCAGCAGGACCAGACATAATAGTCTTAAGTGCCGTAGGAGCTTGCTGAACCGTTTGCTCGGTCATAAAGCCAACTAAAAACTCCCCAAAAGATTTGGGGGACGTCGGAATGTTTCCGCTGTCAACAAAAGATTTGTACCCTTCAGAAAGTTTTGCAGACTCTATTTTAGATTGAGCATCAATAAAGTTTTTAATTTCATTGGACCTCAATAACAATGTTCCTGCAACAAATTGTTTCGCAGATTCCTGTTGCCTTCTTGCTCTTTCTTTTGCTTCAGCACTTAGCCCAGACTCTAAGACCTTATCTAATTGATTAATCTCAGAAATCTTTCCATCAATAAGAGATTGGTAAGTAGGGTCAGATATTCCCATTAAAGAATATGCTTGGGATAAATTTTGAATACCCCTTTGTGCTGCTCCTGATACCCCTTCCTTAAAAGTAACTGGCTCAATTTCTTGCAAAGACAGCCTTTGAGTTTTTCTTATATCAGAGGCAATGTCGTTAGCATCATTTGCTGGAATCCCGGTTAACCCAATGGATTTTGCGTATGGTTGGTAGTTTGCTAGTATTTGTTCAGCATCAATGTTGTGAGATTCAGACAAATAATTAGAAACAATAAATTTATTTACATAATCTGGGTCTATTTCTTCAATAGCATTAAATGCATCTCCACCAACTATAGACTTAAATAAGTCTGGGCTTTCGTAAAGATCCAAAAGTTCTCTTTCAGAAAGAGCAGGCTGCTTGCTTTCTGGTTCAATAGAAGATATTAAACTATCGCTCACGGTAGAATTTGCTTACTTGGCACGGTAGAATTTGCTTACCTGGCCTCTCCACTCAAGGGCTTTGTCTTTTATTATTTTTGTAGAAGAGTTTCCAGCTTTTTCCTCCAACATATCATCAAATTTTTTAATTTCATCTTGATAATTTTCATCAGTAAGCGAATTAAGTTTTTGTTCCTTCCAAAAGCGTGAAAGCAAATCATAAGCATCTTCTGCACCAATTAAAGAAACTTTTACAGAAGCCTGCTTGGCAATATCAATAGTCTCTTCTTTTTTTAAGCCTTCTGTATCAATAATAATTGCTTTAGGAGCCGCAGTTTTATCAAACAACCTAGTTGCAATGTGCTTGGCAAAATCTCTGTGAATTTCTTTTGCATCAAATTCTTTAGTAACGTCACTTTCGCCTCCAGATGCAAAAACCAAAATATCATCTTTAGTGGCATCTTTATATAAAGCTGCCAAGTAAGTTGACATTAGTTTTAGTTTTGCATTTTGAGTAAAATCTTCGCTCGTAATTAAATCGTTAATTCCTTGAAAATCTTTTTTCCTAGCATCAAAAAAATTGCCCCTATAAATAGATGTTTCTAATTTTTTTTGAGCGTCTACATATTCTTCTGAGTCTATTCCCTTTGAGCCAAGTTGCCCTTTGTTAATGTTGAGAAGTGCCTGATAAGTTTCTTCTCCAAAAATACTTTTATATTGCTCTATTTCTGACTCGTCTAATAAACCTTGTTGAGCTTGTGTTTTAAAGTTAGACAAAAGAGTTAAATCGCTTCTCAACCTAGTTGTTTCTTCACTTATTAACGATCTTCTTTTTGCCTCATTAGACTCAAGTTCGGCATTTGCTTGAGTGCGAGTTATTTCTCCTTTTTTAACATAATCTTCTATTTTAGATTTGTTTAACTCAATCTGGTCAAGGGTTTGAGTTTTAGAAATTAACAAAGAAATTTTAGAAACAAGTTCTTTTGACCCCTCATCAAATTTCTTTTTCTCTACACCTTTTTTATATTGAAGATAGTCTGCCTCAAGCTTGTCGTTCCAGACCCCTTTGTTTCTAGCATCTGCTTTTATTAAATCTAAATTTTCTGTCAACCTCGTCTGGTAAGCACGATCCAACGAGTCTTTAATTGCTGCATTTCTTTCAATTAGGGTTGCCTTGGCTTCGTCTTCTTGTTTTTTAGTTATTGCTGCTAAAGCCTCATTTATTCTTGCCTGTTCTAATTCTGGGCTAAGATCCAATGAGCGAATCCCTGCATATGCAGCATCTACATCCATAGCATTTACGGCATTAGCAATAACCTGTTCCCCGGTTGCCATCTTGTCTTGCTCGGCTTTTTGAGCACTCCAAGACATGCTGTTAGAATAAAGCTGCTGGGTCCACAGGTCGTTGTTTTGCTGAAGAGCCTCACGAGCGGTTTTGCTTACACCAGGAGTAAACGTAAGCTTTCTAGTTTGTGATGCAAAATCGTCTATAATTGCTGGATGCTCAGATATGTCAGCATCCCTAAGCCTAGCCTCAAGCTCTGCGGCCCTTTCGTCTTGATGAATTTTAACCTGATTTGCTTCTTTGGTGTCAATTGCTTTTTGTTTTTCAACTCTGGCTTGCTCAACTAATTGACCAGCCTCTGCTGACGCAGACGCAATGCTGCGAAAGAATGCGTCCTGGGAGTTAATATTTACTTGGCCCCCAATAGATGGCTTAGCTCTAACGTCTTCTGGTTTACTTGTAGGTATCCTCGGCATGGTATTATGTTCCTAAGTCTGGGGCTGGTCCGGTAGATCCGCTGGTCATTCTTGACCCAAGTCTTTTTGATGTTTTATATGCTCCCATTCCAATTGATGTCAAGCCCCCAACGGTGGAAGCAAGTTGAGCACTACGTCCCTGAAATCTCATAGCGTCAGCACCACGCCGCAGACGAGACGCTTCTGCCCGACCCTGCATCATAACATTTCCAACTCTTTGAGCGGCCATAGCGGCCTCCTGGGCGGCTAAAACTGCAGGTGTGCCGGTGGTTGTTACAACACCGCCTGCTGCAAATCCAGCCCTTTGCTCACCGACAATCATGCGGCCCTTCTGCAATTCAATGAACGCTTGGGTTTCTGCGTCCTGCATTGCCTGTTGAGCATCTAACTCTGCAATCTTGGCATTGTGTTCAGCTAACGCTCTTTGCTGGCGGCCCATTGCAATTTGAGCACCGCCTTCTATGCCGCCAAATATAGCTTGTGCGAAGTCTCCCATTATTGTCCTTTAGGTAAAATTTGTGGCGACATGTACTGTATTGTCGCGGGAAGTGGTTTGGTTTGCTTGTAAAATAAAGAGAAATATCGGAAGTTACCATGTGGCAATGGCAGAATCTTTTCGCCAGTAAACAACGGAATTGCTGTGTCCATGTTGTCCTGTGGAGTGCGGAACTGTATCTCGTAAGAGCTTTCTCCGGTCTGACCATCTTCGTAGTCATACTTTACGCCAATGTCCCCACCCAGTGTCCTAAAGAATCCAACTCCTACATTTACTGCTCTTTTGTTTTTGCTTCGAGACATGCCGTCGCCTGCAGGTGCTTGCAACTTCATTGTCTCAATTTCTGATGGATAAGCTATTCCGTAAATAATTGAATGAGAACTAGAGCTAAACTCTCCGTCTACGCTGAACCGATCTCCGTGTACCTGATATGGGCCAAGCACTAATCCGTTGCCCAAAACGTAAACGTCATCCCTTCCACGGGCAAGCTCAAACGAAGCCCCAGACAATGCTGGACTAAAAGCGTTTGTCGTAGTTAAAGAAGTTTCGCTATCAATTGATGCTACACGCTGGGTTTGACCACCGGCTTTGATGTAGCTTCCAACGGAAAGATCGGAAACAAATGTCGTTGACGTTCCCGTTACCGTTGTGCCACTAGAGCTAATAGTTCCACTTAAGGACGAGTAGGAGCCTAAATGCCCTGCTCCCGTAACAAGAGTAAAGTCGCTGCCAAGGTCGGGGTCAGGGTACGTTGTGTCGCTTTCTGCCCCAGTTACAACCGTGCCAGCATCTAAAAACCATTGGTAATTTCGGGTGTTCTCCGAAGAACGCAGACGCATTATTTGAATCTTGCTGTCCGAAGCTCCAGTTATGTAGTTCCGATAAATAACCCAAACGTCGTCCTCGTCCGATCCGTACACAGATGCGGCACTAAGGAATTGGTCTAGCCCGTTTTCGTTAGGCTTGCGTTCGGACCAAGCTTGAACCTCTTCTTGCTTTTCCCACATCAAACAATCAATTTGACCACTGTTGGGTAGCCACAAAATTCTATAAGGATCTTGGCTGTATGCAATTTGAGTGTACGCTCGACCAGTGGCTCCAGTGTTTATGGCGTTAAGCCTTGTCAAATCTTCGGCTGCGTAGCCCCTAGCTCTCCAGTCGTATGACAATTCGTAAACACGCTGTCTTTCGGAACTAAGAAACACAATGCTACCACTAACTAGCCTTGGCTGTATGTAGGCACTGCCAATTGAACTTTGAACCTGGATTAGAGGAGCAGAGGTAGCAGATACGGCGTTGCTGTCGGCTCCACGCAAAGAATATTCTTCTCCAGATGTTCCTATTAGCAAGGCGTCTTCTCCGACAAGCCACCTAATTTTATTTTGCTCTACGCTAGACAATGTGTAGTTTACCCCGTCGCTTGCCAAAACGTTAGGTACAGACGTTCCAAAATTCTTAAAATCGTCAATTCCAGACCCCCAAATAGTTTGTTTGCGATTTTCTGTACCGCCAAACCAAATGCGTCCTTGGTAAAAACAAACTGCAGCAGGATAGCCCTGAACACTACTGAACGCACCCTCGGACCATAGTTCAGTAGCGGCCACTGCACCGCCTGCTGTAGAATCAAGCGACTCAACCCAATCCGCTGTTGCACTAAGTTTATCACTTGCACATGCCGTAATTTTAAAACTGCCCTTAACCTCAATTGCTGGTGCAGTTATTATTGCTAAACCATCACTACTGCTGTTACTCCAAGTTGTATGGGAATAACCATCTCCTCCCCCTAACAACGCTTTTATTTTATATTGAGCTTTCGGGTTAGACTCACTTCCTGTTATATTAAAGTTATCCGATCCCAAGCTAGCAACCTCATGTATAAGTTCTTCTGTAGAAAAATTATCAATAGATCTATAAACCCCTATGCCTCCCTTCCAGTCTCCGCTAGTAGTAAACACCCAATCTCCAAAAATAGGAATAGCCCCACTGTCCCAAGAAGAACTTAATGGAGCTTTTAAATCTTGAGTTGCTTTTTTGGCCTCACGCTTTTCACGTATTTCCCAATAACTCCCAACGTGACCCGCCTCAAATAATGCAGATGATGCGGTAACGGTTACACTGTTGCCAACATATCCATTAACGGCCAGCGTAGTTGTGCTAGTGTTTTGCTCAATAACTGGAGGTAGGGTAAAATCGACTTGTTCTATACGCCAGTCGGTTGCTCCATACCGAGACAGGGTTAACGGCTGGTAATTTTCATTTACCAGATAGACTACATCATTTACCTGTGCCCTCATCGGGTAATCTAGGTAAGAAGTGAACTGGCTCATTGGCAACGGGATTTCGTAGATAAACGTACCCGTTGTTTCTGTTTCTGTCAAAGCGTGCCAGTTACCTGCGGTAAATGTGCCAGCAGAATCGCCGCCTCCGAGCGTGTCAAATGCATACACAACTCCACCATTGCTAACCAACTCGCCATACCTGTATGTCGTACTTGCCTGCCAAGCCGACACATCCCCTATGTCAACCGTAACCTGGGCATTGCCAATTGTGCTTTGAGAGCTATCAAAGAAACGCATGTACGTTCCGTCAGTCTCAATAATGTAGTTTACCGATTGGCTAAACTTAAATGGCAACAATATGCTGCTGCTAGTCTTAGCCTCAGCCGCATACTCAAAGCCCCACATGCGTTCAGCGGGACCATACTTAAGCGGCATGAAACCCGTGCAGGTTTTAAGGGCTGAGTTGTAGTCTTCTAAATCTGTACGCCCATGCAATAGGGGCGACCACAGTCCAGCATTAAACCGATTTATTCTAGTCCACAAGCTCATATCGCTCCTTCGCCGCCGTGGTGGAGAGAGTCCCAAGCAGAAGAAGCGTACATGTTGTCAACTGGCCTGCGGCGTTGCAGACTATCTGTAAATTTAGCTTCCTCTACTTTCTGGTCATACAACGAAAACAATCCTTGGGTTAGCCCTTTGTCATCGGCAATAGCCATTGAGCAAGAAGCCGCCAAATGAAGTGCCATAGACTCTGTGAGCAGCGCATCAAACAAAGAAGTGTCTTCCTCGTCTCTAATGTAAGTAATTTTTAAAGGAGCGGCCAAGTCAGTGTGTATGTACTGCCCTTTAAGCTCGTACTCCTTAAAGTGTAAATCGTCTAAGTCCGTGTCGGCTATATTGACAAGCCTTAAAGACTCTTGAGGAACTAAATATCTTTTGCTCCATGTATGGACCGGAGCAGTTGCATCCTCGGAAAGGCTAGTGTCTTTCTTAGCACATCCCCAGGTGTGCGACCTTAGCACTTCTTTTCTGCTAAAATCATACCGAAAACTAAGAAGCTCGGCTGTTGGACTAGTGTCGGTAAAAGGATCGGTGTACCTTCTTTCCCCTAAATGGGTTGCCGCTAAATTTACTATATCGGTTTTTGTTACTGCCATGCTTCTTATATGTTAAACCCCTAAGCCCACCCCCCGAAAGGGGTGAGCCAAGGAGACTAGGAAGAACCTAGAATTTAAAGAGTCTATGGACTCTGATCGCAGAGAACTTCTACTACGCCTTCTTCTTGAACGCGAGTAGCGCCAATATCTTGCTCTGCCCAAACTTGCCAAGAGTAGTTCTTGGTGGGGAGCTGCTCGACTTTAGCATTAAAGCCAGAGGTGATACCGGCAACGACTCCGCTGCGAGTGTAAGCAAACGAGCTTGCAATGTCGCTTCCGTCAACGGCAACTAGCTGAGTTGGGCAGAACTCGAATCCCATGAAGTAATTAACTTCACCGTTTACGAGAGCCTTAACAGCAGCAAAGTCGGAGTCGCTAACTTTGTCTACATTGTTTAGCAAGTCGTCCAACTGCTCTTGGCGGTGGACGTAGTATTTTTGCTCACCCATTGGAGTCTCATTCTTACCAAGAATAGACTTGGCTTCGATGAGTTTAGCAAGGGTCAACCCTTCGCTGGAACCGCCTAGGTCAGCAGCAACCTTCTGCGAAGCAGGAAGAGAAACTGAAGACTCAGAAGTAGATCCAGAGAGCTTGGCCGTAGCGGCGTCCAAAGCAGCCGCGATAACCGTGGAGTCGTAAGAGCGGCCAAAGAAGGCAGACGCTATTTCGACGTATGGTCCGAGGAAGTCGGCAACGCTACGATTGCGGTCAGGCATGTCGATAAGATCTGCCCAACGAGTTGGAGTTGCAGTAAGCTTGCGGGTTTCGTGTACTGTATCAATATACGCAGTGTCCGAAGCGCGAGTGTAAGTGGTTCCACTAGCAATTGCTCCAACCTGGGGCAAAAACAAAGCTTCTCCACCAACCATGCTACGCTCGGCGAGCTTACCCTTAAGACGAGAAGCTCCCTGCTGATATTGAATATGTACGTCCGAAGCAAACTTTTGCGAGAATGCATTAGGATATTGTGAGGACATATTGTAATATAATTAGTTGTTATAGTTCAGGTTTATTTCCTGTTCCCAGTCAACACTGGCAGGGGCTTCCGACACAGGGCGCAAGGCTTGTCTGATTGGAGTGCCGCATATTATACACTATTTTATTTAAAATGTCAAGCAAAATTTTAAATAATTATCCAAGCTGTAGTGCTGCCTTCTCTTCAAAAAGTTTTAAAACCTTTTGGTGAGCGGCGCGATCTCCATCTCGGTACGCAGTGTAGTAAGGATTTGACGGGTTGTTTTGAATGTCGTGAATCTGCTCGTCAATGCTTTGAGATGACGTTATGCTGGTATTCTCAACACCCCTAATTTTAGACCCCATCAACGTATCGTACTGAGACGCCAAACGAGAGGCAAACCCAGGCATAGTCCAAAAGTCGGCAATATCTAGTCCTAGGTGTTTAGCAACTACCTGAGCCTTGTCTAAGGCTTGCTGATAGTTCTCGCCGCCTCGTGGACCAAATTCTGCCTCTAGCGATTGAACCGCCTGCTCTACACTTTGAGTAGACTGCTCTTGCTGATTGCTTGCATTGTCTTCAAGAGCTTTAGCAATTTGCCCATAAAGCTTAGATGCTTGGCGTTGCGAAAGCCCAGCATCATGAAAAATAGCATCAGTTGCAGCTTTAGCTTCTGGATCTATCCCTTCTGGGGCTTGATAGCCCTCGGGGGACTCTGGTCTTCCCATAGCTTTATAAGCCTGATCCCACACCTCATCGCCATCATTATCTGTTGGAATGGGCATCTTTTCCTTAGAAAGCATACGTTCCAAGTTAAGGTAGGATTTAGCCAAGCCACTAACTGAGTTAAACTTGTCGCCAAGGGCTTTATACTTATCGACGTTTTCACCCTCTTCCAAGGGCAATCTATCAAATATGTTTTCCTTAAATGACAAATCATCGCCAACAAACTCCTTTAAGTTTGTTGTAGCAACCGGTTCCGCAGGGGCAGCAGGTGCCGCTTCGACTTGCTCAGTCGCTGGTGCTTCTGTTGGCTCTGCTGCAAGTGGATTTGCTGTTTCTTCGCTCACAATACACCTCCACCGTTTTTATAGCCAATGTCGTATTCGTCCCTGACCATACCTTTGTACTCGTGCTCATCGGCGTTATACCCTAGCCGAGATCGAGCATCTTCAAACCCCTGTCTTTGTGCGGCAACGCATTGCTTAGTAAGCGACGGACCGCTTCGCCGTTCCCGGTCATCAAGAATAGTATATCTATTTTTATATCTAACCTTGTAATCTTCGGGGTAGTTTTTATTTAGCCATGTCACAAAATTGGGGTCCTTATCTCCATAAAGACTATTAAGTCCTGGAGCATCGGGATAAGCCTCATCAATAGGCATGGCTAATCTTTCTTTAAGCGTCGGACCCTCGGGTTTAGACGCAGTTTTAGTGGCTACCTTTTTGGTAACCTTTTTTACTGTTTTCTTTGTAGGCATTATACTTCGTTGATTATCCGAAATGGACCATCCACTTCAGGTCTTTGAAAGTTCTCAAGCCCCCGCATGTACTCAATGTAATTGACGATACGGCTTAGAAGATGATAACTTCTGAGCTCGTCATTTGTTACATTCGGGTCTACGCCAAACTGATTCATCCGACAAACATCTTTAAGATGGTTCAGAACAGTTTCGCCGTAATCGTTATTAAAACATTCTTGATATGCTTTAACTAAGTCCTTTTCTCCTTTTTCCATAAATTAAAGACCAGCACCGCTCATTTGAGAGACGGCCTGCCCAGCCATTTGCAATTGCTGCAACTGCTGAGTAAGCATTGCGATTTGCTCATCGCGTTGCTTAAGCTGATCTATCGTAGCATCATCATTAACAATTTCGGCAGGCACCGTAGAGTTAATGGCAATTTCCTTCAAGCCACGTTCCCAGTCAAGGGACCTTGCCCCGGCACCAGGTACAAACGCTTCCACGACCTGTGCGGCTTGCGCCACTCTAACCAAGCCTTGTGTGCGTTGTGCCTTAACCGCTAGAGCAATGCGGCTATTGTATACTACGCTAAAATTGCTAATGTCTTCAAGTCCCGTTTCTTCAAGTATGTCGTCAAAGTCCCCGACTAGAGACATTTGGATAAACACGTTTTCAATAACTTGATTTAGACACTCGTCTACGATGTTTTGGAATATAGGGGTAAAAAGTTTAAGCTGTTCTTCTGCCTGCATCTGAACCTCAAATGCTGTCTTCTCAGTAGTAGCAATGTCCTGCTGAGTAAAAAACTTAAACATCTCATTAAAAAACGCAGAGCGAACTTGGCCCTCAAGCCTACGGACAAACCAATCAACACTTTGAATGTTAAATGGGACAATGTATGGCTGAGGTACACCGTTTGGCGTATGTGGGTCAAACATAATTTCCCCACCGGCACGGTCGTCCTTGCGATAGGAACTATCCTTGGGCACCAGCATTGGAGGACGGACACCCTTCTCCACTGCCACGCTAATGTCGCGTATAGCACGATTTAGAACTCGGACAGTTGGGTATGCTTGCGTTCCAGGAGAACGGCCAAAGCCTGCATCGTGCCTGCTTTTAAGTATGCGAGTTACAATGTAAGGCTGGTAGTACAGGCCATCATTGTCTAAGATAACGCTGCTGCTTTCCTTGCAAACATACACCGACTCAAACGGACGGTTTTCCGGTGCAGCCGGTATGTTCCCTTCGGAGCCTAGGCGTGGCTTTACCATGTGGATGATGGTAAACTTTTTATTGCGAGAGGAAGGATGGTCGGACTTCATTGCGTCCATAATAACTTCTGGAAGCTCTGCCTTGCCATCTTCTATGTCGTCTTTAAAGTAGGCATAGATTTGTTCAGCCGTCTTGCCGTCCCACTCGTGAAATACCGTAGTAGCATATCCGTCTTCATCTTCGCGGAATCTAAACTTGCCAAACGGAATTTCTACAAAGTTAAATGCACGTTTCTTAGATGGCATCATAGCCAAGCAAAACGTACCAAACATGCCGCCACTATGCACTGCCTCGTGGAATGCACGGTAGAAGTTGGACTGACCAATACGAGTGCGAATGCGATCTGACGCACCATTGTAGAAGCGACGCTCACTTTCTATAACTTCTGGGTCAAAGCTTTGTGACTCAAGCTCTAGCCAACGCTCGTTTTGCGGAGTTAGATCCGACACAATGCCAGCACTAAATACCTCTAGGGCATCACGAAACGTAGTGTCAAATATGCGGGTGCTGTCAATCTGACCTGCGGTGCGACCGCCAATCTGTCCAGACTTACGCTCCTCTCCATAAATTGCTATGTTGTTTGCGTAAGACTTCCACTGTTCCATTTCTGGAAAGTCGTTGAAGTCAGCAAGGATGGCTCTCGCCCTTGATGAATCTTCTTGAGGCATTATCCTAATTTATTTTTTCTTTCTCGCCCAGCAATAATTGTGCTAAGCAAATCCATTTGGCGACGGTCTTCTTCTTGTCCTTGAGGCTGCGTTTGAATAGTTGTTGTTGTAGATGGCTGACTAATTTGAGTAGGAACAGATGGTGGTTTTGGTACTGATGCTTTTGCTATTTCAGTTACACCCTTTGTTACGGCAGCAACCTTAGTAGCTTTAGCAGCTAAAGAAGCAGCTTTTACGACCTTTGCAGACGCACCTGCTGGTGCAGCCGCTCCTTGTAAAGCATTAACAAATGCTGGTATAAATTGACACATAATAATAAAACTTGCCGAACATTATACACTATTGAGCATCAATTGTCAAGTAAAAAATAAAAAACTACTCTTCAGAAATGTCTATAACTTTTTCGGCTTGCTTAATGTCTTTGTTCTTTTCCCGCAACTGTTTCATCAGTTCGCCAATAAGAGCATTGCCTTGCTGCAACTTTGCATCCCCTTGCTCGTCAGACCTTGTGTGCCCCTGCATTTCATTGTCCATACGCACTAGCTTAATGTAGTTTTCTTTGTCCCTAATCCGGTAAGCCTCGTCAATTAGCACCCGGTTCTGGATAAGCTTTTCATCCTTAGTCATGGGATCGCTGGAGGTCTCAATCTGCTCAAGCCGATCCTTTTCACGAATAAACTCTGCATGTTTCATCCAGTCCCAAGCTTTCTGCTGGGCATAGCTAAGGCTAACGCCAAACACCGCAGAGGCTATTTTTGGTATAGTTTGCGATGCGTCTTTCTTGTGGATGCGAAGGGCGTACTCCGCATATTTGTCATCTGTAAATCTATTATGTTTCCCCATCGTTTTTAAGTTCCTTATACCAAAGCACCGACTGGTACGGAGAAAACCCAAACTTAGGCATAAATTTAAATATAGGGCTATCTTCATTGCAGCAAACAAGCGCGTCACAAAACCCAGCTTCTTTGCCTATTTTTTCACTTTGCCTAAAAACCCTCATTAAAGCAGTTGGGCTTTTAACCTCTTTATCCATAAACATCGTTACTAAAGGAACCCCACCTATGGATATGCTCCCTTTTATTTTGCCATCTATTTCTATTATGTTAGTTGGGCGCCACAACCCATGCCCATTTTTTTTGGCTAAGTCTACTAGTTCTTCTACGTCCTCTTCTTTTATGTCTCTTATATTTGTCATAATTAAAAACCATTAACCGGTTCCTCAACATAGACCGGCCCTTTGCGTTTGTCCTGAGTGTACCCGACCGTCGTGCTTAACAAGCCATGCTCGATGCCTTCCGCTACATACCTAGCAGCATCAGCGGCGTGAGAAGTAAAATCGTGGACAGGCACAGTGCCTAGTATGCCAGCAGCATCGTTCTTTTTGGCCCTGTACTGCTGCAGCATCTTAAGTCCATCCTCCATGTTGGGGCGATAGAAATAAGACTTGTGCAGCAGACTTCTCAAGTTGTTAATGCCACGCCACACATCCCTCGTCTTAGGGCACACCTTGATGTTGTTGCCGCCACAATCGCGAAGCTCCATAACATAGTTCTTGGTTCCGGTCTTGTCCATGTACGCAGCGTCATGCGGTAGGATGTGGCCGTACACACCGTAGCCCGACATAGCAAGCTCAGACACATACTCCCGAGTTTGCTTTTGACTGCCCTGGGTAAACCATAGCCACTTAAGCGTAACCCCATCCCATTGCACCAACCATATAGCCGTGTAGTCACGGAAACCCAAATCCCATACGGCCCATATTGGCACTTCCTTGCTAGCTGGCAAATCGTTTCGGTAGTGGCCTTTTCTCCTAACAACCTCCAGTATGTCGGCGTATATGGCACCATCGACAGGAGCAGCCATTGCTTCTTCTGGCGTAGAGGGAAACTCCCGTCCCATAAATAGGCCAAGAAGGTCGCTTTGTTTTTGCCACCATATCTTCTGCGAAACGGTAAACTTTCGGTTTACACGCTCTTCTAGTTCCGCAAAGTAATCTATTGTGCTTTGCGTAAGCAACGACTCGTCGCCTACCATTTTGTAGCTGGCGTCATCGTACCAAGGATAGAACAGGAACTTGAAGTCCATGTCGGTCCTATGCTCATCCGTAGTGTTCATGGCTTGGACTACTTGATTATAAAAGTGGCCCGACTGACCACCCTCATAGGTAGACTCGATAAAAACTATAGCACCCTGACCAGCAGTAGGCAAAGCACCGGTAAGGATTTCTTCAGACCTAATAGGATCTTTGGCCGCAACCTTTCCCCACTCCGACACATGCAGCACCTGGCTTGTGCCACCACGAATTTTGACCTTCGACCTAATCTTCCATACCGGACTAAACACTAACTCGTTTAAGTTGCTGTTAACCACATCAACCGTGGCTTTCAGGGAATCGTCTAGCTGGTTAAAAGGCTGGATAACCTTCTCTCTCAACAAATCCTTTGCCGCCTCGTCATTATGAGACTGGATGTTGAACGTGCTGTTCTCGTGAGTTAATACATAGTCTAGGCCAATAATGGCAATGAGGGTTGACATCCCAAGCTGTCTAGCTTTAAGTATAAGCACACGTTTGTGCCCTTCTAGGAATACCTCGTTAAGCACATCGCACTGAGCGTCATTCGGAACAAACTGAACCTCTACGCCTTCCTTGGTTATGCAGGTGTATAGGTTGCCTATTCGCCACACTGGGTTGGCAAACGACTCCTCTCTAATGGGCTCGGCCATAATTTCCCGAACCTTCGCTATTCCTTCTCTGTTCATTTTTTGGTGGAGGAAGTGGGATTTGCACCCACGTCCGTTTGCTATTCGCGAACGTCGAATCTATGTTTCCCCCTCTACTTTGTCTTAGTCTTGTTTTTTGTTATTTCTCTTATTAAGTAATCCATTAAATAAGCTCCGGCCTCTTGGCCCTCCAACCCCAAATACTCCAGGGCCCCAACCACGGCATGGTACGCCTCGTGAGCATATGTGTCCACCGTAGACCATTTCAACGCTTCCTTAACAAATATGCCCTGCACTATCCCCAGGTCAAGCCTAAAGCCAGCAGTGTTCTCGCAAGTTTTTAAATTTCCAACCTGCTCCTCTATTTCCCTTACACTAGCCCCCTCTTTGACCATAGCGTCAACGAACCCCCCATAGTCTTTACTGCCACCCCATATGATGAACGAACAGGGGTAGACGTTGGGCTTTAGCACAAGCTTAATCATTTTGCATTTATCTGTCTATATTTGTCCTGTTAAGCAACTTATTTCGCTAATATTGCCATTATGTGGTCTTTTTTAAACAAAGTTAAGACAAACATACCCCTCTTTTAAACAAAGTTAAGACAAATATACCCCCTCTTTTCCGAAGCATATCAATTTACCTCCCTGCTTACCTGTCAGCATACAGTCCATCACGTACTGTTGCTCTATTGTTAATCCCATTATTTTTTAATCGTCCATCAGGTCATCTGACTTTGCCATGCAAAACAAACCGCAAGATATGCTCGGCTCGTCATTGATGTTCCCCATGTCTTCTGGCAATTCATCAACCCCGCACCACTCCAGCTTATCCCACGGCTCATGCCTAACAGGTCCATACAGATCACGCATCTCATCCTCTATTAGCGCTTCCCACAAATCCCGAGGCATAACCCTACGACCAGACCTCGGGTCTAAACCACCCTCTATGCGCACCAAACGCTCAAGCAACGCATATCTGTCACTTTTCATAACGCCGCACATTATACCACACAAACTTAACCCTGTCAAGAAATAACTTAACTATTCCGATTTTAGTCTTGACAATTACCCCAATATGTACTATAATACGCAAGTGCGAGCGAAGAGAGACACGAGACGTGTTATATCGGAACGGAGTGTAGCCTGCGGAACGAGTACCGAACAATGCGCTTTTTTGATCTCGATGAATAATTCGGTTTGTCCAGTATTTTAATTAAAAAACTGGACAAAATATCCAAGTAGCACATTAGTCTACGACAGCATACGGAATGATAAGCGTGGTTGTATATGAAACATATACAGCAACATATGTAAACATGACTATTTGTAAACCGTTGAGTGTGTGATTGATAGGTACCATGCTACGCTGTCGCAGCTCAAAGTGAACCCTCCCCCTGGTGTGGTACCGGGGGTGTTTTATCAGACTGCAGTTGTGATCGCTTTCCTATCACTCTTGCATGGCGTCAACGTATAGGTGACAATCAAAGGGTGGAAACGGTCATTGCTAAGCTTGCAAAGTGGATGAGCGAAAAAGAAAGTTGAAAATAAATCTCGACACTCTGCGCGATTTCGTCCAATTTTTGGAGCATGGAAACAAAAACGAAAGAATTAACAGAAGAACAATTGACCGAACAAATCATTGAATGGGAAGCTCAATCGCTAGGTGATGCGATAGGCAACTGTCTTGAACTTAACCAAGATTTTTTGGAGCGCTATTGTTCCAAGGAGCTTGCCGAAGCCCTCAAGGAAATACCCGAAAAGAACAGAGAGTTTCACCTTCAAGGTCACATTGGGGAGTGGCGCGAGCTGAACTACTTTGACTCAGGCTTGGACATAAACTTGCCGATTTGGGAAATTGAATGGCAAGACGAAGAGGGCAACTTGCACTACGTTGAGTGCCTAGGAATTGCCTTCAAGGTGGATATTGAATCCCTCAAAGAAGATTGGAAGGAGTATTGGAAGGAGTGGAACCGCAATGACTGAAAGGCTAATCAAAAAACATAACGAGAGCTTGCAACTTGGCCGGGACATTTTCGGCAACGAGTGGGACCTAAACTACCTCACTCAAAGCAACTCGGAAATAAATAGGTACCAAGGGTTGCTAGAGGAAATTGTTAGCGACATAAGAAAACACCTTGTTCCAAGTTGGAACTATTTAAAAGAAGACCAAATGGGGTTTATCAAAATAGAAAGAAAAGAAAATGACTAAGTATAAAACGTGTTCACTAATAACAATAACCGGATTGCTGGAAGCTGAAAAGCTGAAGGCTAGCGGTTGGGAAATTGGCTCGGTTGGATTGTTCTCAATCCAATTTTATAAGAAAGGAAAAGAAAAGTGAAAATAGGAAACGTTGAAATAACTATTGAACCAAACGACAAGGGACACTCCGTCGCCCTAATAGGAAACTACTCTTCCAACTATGGAAGGGTAGAAGGGGGAAAGCTCTCAATGGAATGGGAGTGGGGACTCACTCCGGAAGTTGTAAGGTTTATCCAATCCCAAACTAAGAAAGGGGAAAGCAATCTTAATATATAAGGGGAAGGAAATAAAAGGTTTGACAACCAGTTTTCCCCTTATAAGGTGAGAGCATAAATGAAACAGAAAGGAGTTACAGATAATGTCTCGGGCGGGAGGCTAGTCACCTCAGCCAGTCAGCCAAAAAAAAGTGCAGTTTTGAGTTGCAAGTGCACAAACAGTTGACCACTGTTTGGAAGCAATGCACCAAGAGACTGGGCGGCAATTAAGCGATAGAATCATCCGGGATGGGCGGCAGCTCACCTCTTGGCCGCTACGCACCGAGACGCTATCTGTAACTAAAATAACTTATGGAAAAAAATACACTAAATACCCTAGATCAAATCTGGCAGGACGTTGAGTCAGCTAGATACGACGTCAAGCTGGGCCACACCCAAACCGCCGACGAACTCTTGTCGGAGGTCTTGAGACAGGTGGAGAGAATAAAAATTGTTCTCTTCCCCGAGGACGCTCTAGCCTGCTTCAAGGCGGGTAAGGAGCACGGGCAGGCATTGCAGGCCCGCAATGATGACAACGAAAGGCTGCACCGCACTATGGAGGCGAACAGCAGCCCAATTGGGACTTACTTTGAAAGTCTCAGGGAGGTTTATGCTCAGAAGGAGGGGAGCGGTCCGACTCATGGATAAAATCATTGATTGGATAGCCGCTGGCCTCATATTCTTGGGGCTGGCTGGCATAACCGCCACAATTTTGTGGCACTTAGTGATAGGTGGAACAGTACTATTATGGACATAGAAAAAGAAATAACGATCCGCTTAGGGGTCCCCGAGCAGGAGTACAGCCTAACTGTACAATTCGACACTGATGATGAAGAGCCTATTGTCAGCGGGGTTTGGCTAACAGATCCTGGCCAGTGCATACAGGCAATCATTCATCAAAGCGATCTTTCCACTATAGAAAGGCATCTGGATGATACCTGAAAACGCGAAGATTGAGAACCTGGAGGTCGAGGGGATTGACCCCTCTGACTATCCAGATTTCTGCGATGCGTACATTAGCTACGCAGAAATTGATGGCCGGGAAGCTACCGAAAAGGAGCTTGACGAGTTGAACGACGACAGTAGTTTTGTTTACGAAAAAGTAATAGAAAGGGTTTTTTAAAAATGGATTTAAGAGAATGGCAAGAGTCAGCTACAGAAGTAAGAAAGGTTGCACGGCCACGCGACCCCATAGTGGCTAAAGAGATCGAGAACATTCTGAAAGGGTTTGAAGCATACCCGCCAGAGTGCGATGACATAAAAGAAATCGAGGAAGCACTGAACGACTATGGAATGGAATGAAGAACTAGAAGAAATTGGCGAGAACCTTTTCGCCGAATACGAGCCAGACAGAGATCCCTTAAAGGAGGCATACATGGCTGGGGTTAAGGCTGCGATGTCAGAGCTCTTGGATGAGGTGGATATCAAGTTTGAATTTGGCATTCAAGCCACTTTCCTGACCGAGCATGGTCCCTTGTCGCTGGCTTGCCAAGACTGGAAAACCGTAATTGAGAACTCCGCATGGACGTTGAGGGGCACGGAATGGGAAAGGGAAAGGCTCCAGGAGATCAAGCAATTCATCGAGGAGGGGCTCAAGGAGGTCAATGGGCAGCTAGACAAACTTTAATCTTGACACCCATTCGAGACAAGGCTATAATGGCCTAGTCGGCCTAATTAAACTATAATTGTAGTTAATCATAATTGTAATAATCATAATTGTAATTAATTGTTTTGCCTTAGTTGTTAAATCATGAAAATAATTGTTGACAGTACGCTATCATTAGCATATTTTATGAGGAAAATGGACAAAATCCTCATAAACATAAACCGCAGGAACTCGCAAAGGGACACCCACTACGAGATGCGTAAGCAACTCAGGTGGCAGTCTGTCAAGCAGTTCGCAATCTTGGCCGCGATAGGGGCCATACTAACACTAACATTCTACATAGCATACAACTAATGGAAACTCGATATTGGAGAACCAACAAGGACCTTGGGCAATTTTGCACGAAGGTCGATGAAACCACACCAGGTGCCGTCAAGTACGAGCATTCTATGTGTACCAACGGATTCAAGTGGCAATTGCAGGTGAGCACCATTGCAGGCCACATTGAGTCCATGTGGATGGACGAGAGCCCGTATATAAAGGGGAAGCAGCTTTGCATAGGCCTGCAGAACAGTGCAGGCGTTGACGTTGCGGTGATCCCTACGCGCAAGCAGAAAAGCGTCTGGCCGACGGATGCATACAGCTACCTCGCCAAGCGAGTAATGAACTTCGACATTGACAGCATCTTAGAGCTAAAGGTGTGGAAGGTCAAGCCAGAGGACAGCGACTACGAAAAATTATTCATTCTTCCCTACCAAGGGGGGAGAAAGCCAGTCGCTGAGGCTTTGACTAAGGAGAAGCAGCCCAAAGTTGAGACGGTTATGGTCGGGTCAACGAAGAATTGGAACACCGAGCCTCTTTTCAAGGCCCTTGAGGAGCAGGTCGAGGCATTCATTGTTGCCAACAAGGGCAAGCTTGATGAGGCGAAATCCAGCCGAGAGCCTACGAAAAACGAAGTGGTTGCTCAGTCGAACGATATTTTGGAGGACTGCCCGTTCTAGTTGTCTGTTGTCGTTATGAGCCCTGCCCTCTTCGGGGGGCGGGGTTAAATTTACCATGATTACAAAAACACTTTTAGACTCACTCGTAGCGAACCACAATGGTCAGGACGACCAGAAGTGGAAGACCACTTTGGCCGTAAAGAAGCGCAACGGGATTACAGAGGTGATTGGCATTTGCACTTACGGCAACCTGTATTTTGTACAGCTCACGAAGGATGGCAAAGCCCGCATTGATTGGATTAAAAAGAACCTAATTGGCGACCAGCATTTGGTAGATCAGCCAAGGCACTACCGAGTTACGGATTCAGTGCTAGACAAATTTAGACAGGAAACCGTCGAATGGATTTCTTAAGACTGATAAACCCAACAGATGAGGAAGAGGTTGACATCCTTGTGACGGTAATCGAGGAGGCCATCGAGAGACACTGTAGCGACGAGCAGATTCACGACATTAGCGACTACGTTGACCAGAGAATTGAAATTGAACTGGAGCCATTTGGCAGCGACGACTACCTGCTGGGCATAAGCGAATTGAGATGAAAACGACAATAAAAGCAATACAGGGGCAGTGGGCAGATTGCCTAACTGAACAAGGAGATCGGGTTATCATCAAGATGCTGAACCCAAGCCAGCACCAAGTTGGCGACGAAAGTAATTGGTGGACCGAGTACACGGCAACCAAAGAGGACGGTACAATGGTTTACGAAGAGGCCGTTGCCCCAACGCACATAGACGAGGATGGGAATAAGGGGGAAGCTCCAGAATCCAATCAGTTTAGCCGAGAGGAGTACCTTATAGCGTTGGTCGAGGTAATGTCTGTAGCCGTCTTTGAGTCTGCTAAAATTGAAATGGATCTGGAGGGAATCCGACTGCTTGCCACTGCCCAAGCCGCGAAGAACAGAGGATGAAGAAAAAAATCAAGGATCACCTGCACTTATGGAAGGTGATGCTCCATGCGGCTAGACACTCATGGGAGAGTGGGTGCGCGGCTGACTGGGAGGATGCAGCGTCTTACGCTTACCAGAGATTCATTGATCAGGTTGGCGAGGATGAGGACAAGTGGGATTCTCCATTTGTGTACGTGTTTGGCAAGAGAAAAACTAGGGATTATCAACGCTTGCTTTGGGGGCACCATGACAGGGATGTCAAGAAAAGAGCCAAGCTCTTAGAGGTCCATAACGAATTAATTGAATCTTACAAACCAAGCCGAGAAAAGGTCTTTGTGAAGTGCTTGAGCGATATAGGTAAATTGATGGATGCTAGACTGTACAGCAATGCTACGGTTAAAACATCCACCATTTTAGACGAGATAGTGGGAGGGGAAAGACCAAGAAACCACCGCTTTGGGGAGGTGAGCGAGGAGACTGCCTTAAGGGTGGGGATAACCAGAAGGAATTGCCACAAAAGAATATGTAACATCCGCAAAAACGACCAAGCCCGAGCAATTTGGAGCAAATACAAGGAGAAAGCCCATTCATGAGATACAACGATGAACTAGAAGGTTTGGAGGACCACGAAGTTATTGTCGGAATGATTGGCAAGACAATCGAGGTGCTACCCGTGGACGAGTTGAGTGTTACGGCATTTGTTAACAGCAAGATTATTAGGTGCGACTTGGAAGATGATGGAGGCGTCTCTGTCGCAGTGATTTCTGACGATGGCTAAGGTATTGGTAATCGGGGACTTGCATTGCCCATTTACCCTCAAGAAATATTTGAGGTTCTGCAAGAACGTGGACCGCCGAATGTCATGCAATGAGGTCGTGTTCATTGGCGACGTCATTGACAACCACTATTCGTCGTATCACGAGACTGACCCAGATGGGCTTAGTGCAGGCGACGAACTGGACAGGGCAATCTCCGAGATCCAGAAATGGTACAAGGCATTCCCCCAGGCACACGTTTGCATTGGCAACCACGACCGGTTGGTGCACCGAAAGGCGTACAGTGCTGGCATATCCAAAAGATGGGTTAGGGACTATAACGAAATGTTCGAGGCACCTGGCTGGAAGTTTGTTGAGTCGGTCTGTATCGACAACGTGGTCTATTGCCACGGGGACGGCAAGAAGGCCATTCAGCGAGCCAAGCAAGATATGCAGAGCGTGGTCCAAGGTCACTGGCATTCGGAGTGCTACGTTCAATGGCACACGGGAGCCAAGTGCAAGGTTTTTGGAATGCAGGTTGGCAACGGGATCGACAAGGACTCGTATGCTATGGCCTACGGCAAATATGGGCCTCACCCTGCCATCGGGTGTGGTGTAGTTGAGCATGGCAAGGTGGCTACAAACTTTTTAATGGAACTATGACGAAAAAAGAATTTTTTGATTTTGTCGAAAAAGACAACCAACGGATGTTGGAACTGTTGCAGGCAAAAAACAATGATTACACTGCGGGATCAGACAATGCACTGGCAAATTTCGATCAGGCTGAGAGAATTGGCATCGACCCCGTGAAGGGGATTCTGCTTCGGGTTTTGGACAAAATGAAGCGGTTGGAGACATTCGCGCAGAATGGCTACTTGTCAGTGAAGAACGAAACGGTTATGGATGCAGCCGACGACATAGAAGGCTACATGAAAGCTATTAAATCCTACTTGGAGGGCAGGGAATATCCATGATGTACACAGAAGAAGACATACCATATGTGGTAAGAGAGTGCCGAGACTGGATGACGGGCGGCTCCAGGTTCACCAATAAGAGCATTGGCATTGTGGTGGGTGGACCCGCCCACGGTAGGATTTGGATCATTGACAGAGAGCAAAGGGACCGAGAGTTTGGGCCGGCGAAATACCACCTGACGGACTACGAATTTGGGGGAGAAAAGATAGCAGCATGGCGTTGCGAGGGGCTTACCGACTTTGACGCCAAGGGTATGTTGCTTGCCATGATATTCTCAGCAGTGGAGGCATTTACTGAAAGCTTATGAGCCACTTCTATACACAGCAAAAGAACGGCAAGGTAAAGCTGCTGAAGAGCATCGACACTATAGCCAAGGCAAGAGGTCACGGAAACTGCGTCAAGAGCGTGACCACTGTACTGTCCCTGTTCCCAAGGCAGCTACGTGGCTTTGACATTAACGAATGGCGTGAGCGTAAGTTGGTCCACTTAGCTAGGGAGTACCCAGAGGACACGGAGGACAAGCTTAGGGAAAGACTATGGGGCTACCGCACCGACCTTGATGGTAGCGAGCTAACCTCCTCTGAGTTTGGAACCAAGCTGCACGCAGAGATGGAGGAGGCGATCAACCAGCGAATGCTAGGGGCAGACTACCACAGCGAGTACCGCCACTTCTACCGACCATTCCTTGTTTGGATAGACTCCCTCGGGATTTACCCCCAACTAGTGGAGCATTCAGTTATCGACACTGAACGCAGGGTGGCAGGCATGATCGACTTTATCGGAGAGCGTGACGACAAGCCAGTGTTGATGGACTTCAAGTTCAGGCAAGGAGATCCACGCAAGAAGAGCTACGAGACTGACCTGTGCCAGCTTGCGGTGGAGGCAGACATAATAGCCGAGGAGTGGGGTTTCGAACTTTGCGACGTTGACTGCTACAGCGTCATCTTCGACTGCGAGACTGCCCAGATGCACGTCAAGAAGTGGCCGCTGCACAAGGTCGAGTGGGGCATTGAGGCGTTTGATTACCTGAACGGAGCATACAACTTCTTCACTGGACTTTGAGCTTATCCCAACAGCAGCAGGAGGTATTTGACCTTATCAAGTCACGCAGGTGCAAGTTTGTCCGTCTCGATGGATCGGCTGGCACCGGCAAGAGCTACCTAATTGACCAAATCAGACAGTATGACAGAGCAGTTTGCATCGTTGCCCCAACAGGCAGAGCGGCTTCCAATGTTCGAGGCGAAACTCTCTATAGAATGTTTGGCGTCCCGAGTGAGGGATCGCTTGACCCAGACGAGAGAGTCACTACACTCAGAGCAAAGCAAATCCAAACCAGATTCTTTGGACGCAAGAAGGATCGACTTCTACAAGGCATCTCTTGGATCGTAATCGAGGAGTACACGATGGTCAGGTGCGACCACATTGACTTCATCGACAAGGCTATGCGTAGGGCTACTGGCAACCCAGAGGCGTTCGGCGGCAAGCATGTGCTCTTTGTCGGTGGGCCAGGGCAATTGCTGCCAGTGGCTGACGAGAAGGATACCAAGACCTTGCTAGGATATGACTACCCTCCCCCATTTGGGTTGGAGCAGTCTAGGTTCTGGCGTGATAACGTAAACCACATACGGATTTGCAGCCTCAACCACATCTTCCGTCAGTCCAATCCCGTTGAGGCAAACATACTGGAACGTGTGAAGGTGGGCAAGCAGACTGACATAGATCTGCGACTCATAAACAGCAGGGTAGGGGAGCCTCACAACGCTGCCATGATCCTGACCCCATACCGCAAGAGGGCCAGCCAGATTAACGAGGCTAGGTTGTCTGGGCTAAAGAGCAAGGAGTATGTGTTCGAGGGTACGCAAAAGGGTGAGATGGATGAGGTGAGGAACATGGACCGCACCTTGAAGCTCAGGGAGGGATGCCGTGTCATCATCAAGAAGAACATCCGCAAGAAGATTCGGGGCGAGATGCAGCACGTTGTCAATGGGGACACTGGCACCTTTGTGGGCATAGACAAGTACCAGCGGCTGGTGATAATCAGAGACAGCGACAGCGACTACGTTTACATTGGGCAGGAGAAGGAGAGCAAGTTTAAGCACGAGATGGACGGGGACGGCAACATTGAGTCCAAAGAGGTTGCCTACCTTAAGCAGTATCCCGTGCGGCTGGGCTACGCCCTTACGGTACACGCCAGCCAGGGGCTAACCCTAGATCGTGTCCACCTGGAGCTACCCAGTCATGTGATGAAGGACTGGTTCGGGCTACTTTACGTCGCGGTCAGCCGTGTCACATCCTTTTCGGGGCTCACAATCAGTAGACTTTTGACACACGGAGACATATCATCAACGATAGCAGACTTTGAGGAACCGCAACAGCAGTATGAGCTCGCAAACTGAACAGCCAGAGGAGGGCACAATAGAACTTGTTTACCGTGAGTTGTCGAAAGCAATTAGGGGAGTCCAAGCGGTGGACCCAGAGGCATACTTGCAAATGCCCCGCCTATGGGACACTTGGAAGAGGGCAGAGACTGACTGCCTGCTATCGGTATGGAGTGCCTTGCAGAAATATGAAGACAGAAATGATTGATAACGACAATGAGGAGTACGGGACGTTCATGTTCCCTGAAGATGAGTTCAATGGGTACTGGCGAATTCAAACCGACAACCCAGGAATCAGATCAAAAATGCGTAAGATCGCACGAGACAATAAATCACCTTGGACTAAGGTTGGTTGGGGAACCTCTGATTTGTTTCGACGCACCTTCACTCGCAAGGCCACGGCATTGGCTTTCTTTGCCAAATTAGGGCTTGAGTATGGGCTTAGGGTCATTCAACCAAACAAAACGACGTGGGAGCTAAGAAAACGATAAAAACTGCAGGTGTCTCGGCGGTTATGAGGAAACCTAAGCCACATAATTCAGGTCAATGGACTGACGCTCGCAAACGTAGCTTTGCTATGTCTGCTTTGCGTGGTGCTAGGTGGCCTGTAAAGTACCAAACAATTAAGGATGCCTACGTCAAGGATGGGGTCAACCCTGCGACGGGACGCAAGTGCAAGCTGCACAAGTGTGCCCAATGTGGAAACCTATTCCCTCAAAAGGACATGGCCGCTGACCACATTGAACCAGTGGTTCCCATTGAAGGATTCACTGGGGAAACTTACTTGGGCTACAACTGGAATGAGCTAATCCAACGACTCTACTGCGAAATTGATGGCTTCCAGGCGTTGTGCAAGGGGTGCCACAAGCTTAAGTCAGCAGATGAAAGGGCATTGCGGGACGCTGCAAAAACATACCCGCCACCACACGGCTGGTCAAGCGCACACGGCTAGATTACAGTCCTGGTTTTTTCTATCCATCGCGTACCGTCATTCACGAACGTGATGTTGTCTTGTATTCCACCCAAGGCAAGGTTAGCAGACCCTGCCAAGCGTAGGTTCCCGGACCCACCACCGTTGTGCCTGACCGTCACCGTGCGTGAAGCATTCTCTTGGAAGATTGTGATCTCGTCACCGAAGACTCCACCCTCAATGTTGTCCAAATCATCACTGGCAGCATCACTCTCGGTGTCTACGCGAACGATCGGAACGATGTAGTCTATACTTCCGCTGATGATCGTCTGCTCGTCGTTCCACACGGTTGTTAGGTCCCCTTGGTACGGGGAGTAGACCTTGATATTCTCAGGAGCCTGTCCTAAGCTGGCGAACTCCGTACGGTTGTCGATCTTAATAAGCTCCGCTACCGTCCCCTCGGTGTTCGAGGTGAACGGCATACTGACTGTAATCGCCTCGGTCTTCACCGCGAGACTCACAGACAGGGAACCGTTGGCATCATCACCAGCAGCAATGCGAACAGGCACCTCGCAGTCGATGTGTCTGTTGTTCTCAAGCATGATGTTCCTGCCGGCAACCAACATACCATTCCCCTCTCCGGACCCGCCATCTTCCCTGCCTTGGCAAGCACCGTAAGAGTACCTGCCATTCTCGCAGATCATTACGATGTCGAAGTCCAGTGAATCGTGCCGGTTGCCGGATTCCAGTCCGCCCCTGAAGGACTCATGGTTGTCGATCATCAAGCGGTACGGGATATACACATTGCTCGCAATCACATCACCGATCAGCATGTTGTTCCCTCCGTTGTCCGAGGTGCGGCAATCCCTGATGGAGGTCAGACCGACTCGGTTGCTTCCGGTGTGAGTGTACCCTGCCTCGTCACCGCGACCAACGTAGATCCCGTACGAGTTGTTGTACTCGAAGATACTTTTCTCGACGTGACACCCTACCGAGTTCCCGCAAATAATTAGACCAGATCCAGGTTGACCTCTGACATGCATTTCCTCAATGCGAACATAATTCATGCGTTCGCTTGCGCTGGCTCCATTGTTAGGAGCAACACAATGAATGCCGTCATTTCTACCCGTGGTAGTGCCAATTGCCGGGGCAGTGTACCCCTGAGAAGAAGTATAGGCATTTGCTGGCAACCTTGACCCGCTAGAGTCTACTCTAAATCCCTTTAGACGTGTGCTAGACGCTTTTACATGAATGATTGGTCCATCAGTATGCGACCCGATAATCGACGACGTTGTGCTAACACTAAAGAATCTAGTGCCAACCCCCTGAATTGTTACGCCCTCGTCATCTATAACCAAAGGTGCCGTTGTTGCATATCGGTTGGGGCCCAGCAAAACTGTGCCACCTCGATCTGGTTTTTGCGATTCTGCCCAGTCAATGGCTGCTTGAATGGCTGCGGTATCGTCAGTTGACCCATTTCCCACTGCTCCAAAATCTTCTACATGAACAAATTGTTGCAGCTTATTTTCTACTGTTTGAGATACGCTTCCAGTGGCCCCCTGCAAATACGATATGTCTGCTGAGGTAGTGGCTGTGCCGCCAGCCAAAGCCGCAGGATCTCCATTCGCATCAAAACCCAAGTATTTGCTAGCCCTCAAGGTCTTGTTTGGTATGTTTGTAGACGCTGTGTCGCTAATGGGCAACTTCAATGCACGATCAGCCTTGCCGTCTGCCTCTTGGGTACCAATTGCTAGCTTGTCAAAGGTGTACTCCAATGACTTTGCGGGAAACTCACCAGCCGTTGTTAGTGTGGTAGCTTGGGCATTGCCAGCATCAGAGTATATTACCCAATTCGTGCCGGTAGGAATAGCTGAGGCTGGAGTAATGGTAACGCTGGAGGACGTGTCCCCTGCACCTGATACGGTGAAATCAGTCCCGTTTACCAACGCTGTCTCGACGTTTGTGGTAGTGTCGTACTTAAATCCCTTGATGTCGGTCAGGTTAAATACCTTGCGATTGAACGCAATTGTGGGGGTTGACCCGTCGCCAACCACATTTACTTTATAAAGTTCTGATGATACACTCATAACTAACCTACTTTTTTCTTCCTTTGCCCTTGGTTCCGTACCCTTTAGATTTTTTAGTTCCGTAAGCCATATTATTTGTCTTTTGTTTCTTGTCTTCTGGTTTTAATTCCCAATATAACAAAATATATGCCAAGGCTGGTAGACACCAAACTAAGGATTCCACCAACCATTCCCAGTACCGTGTTAAGCTGTGCAATGTTATCTAACATAGTGCCTGTTGCAGCCAATAAACCGCCAAAGGAAAACCCAAATCCCTTTACAAAAGATTCATGAGCTGCTGTTGTTAAACTCATTCTGAAAATAGTCTCTTATTTAGATCTCGCTGTCCAAAATACCACCCACCGTATGCGAATGCTATTGTAAAAATTTGCTGAAGAATAATGTCCTGGTACTCCTCTGGCATTTTAAAATACAAAACTGCGGCAATGACGTGGGCGCCCAATGCCAATGTCGGACGAACACTGCCCTTAAAAACAAAATGAAGGACAAGCAATCCCCGCTGCCAGGGCTTATCGGCAATTTGTGAGATAGATATTAGGGCGTCGCTTTCCTTTTGTGCGGCTTTCTGTGACGCCTGGAAGTCTGCACTATCGGCCTCAATGGTGCCCTTGTCGATCTGGAGCTTTACCATCTCCCTTTCGATTTCGGCCTGGGCTTTTAATCCCCTAATCTTCAGCCAGCCAGACGCAACGGAGCCGGCAATCCCAAGGATGCCGCCCGTGCCTGCATTGGTTAATGCTTGAATCCAGTCCATGTTTTTAAGGCGTATAACTTTCAGCGTACTTGTACACAAATCTAACAGATAATGTTCGATTTTCTAGTGCCTTCCTCAGTTCTTGGCGATCAGCCAATCCAAAGCACTCATCACTGAACAAAACATGATCCCTAAATCCCTCAAACTCCCAGTCGTTCTGCTTGCAAAGTTCGTTAATGACATGGGCATAGTCCTTGAACCCCAAGAATCTTTCACTTGAGGAATTGTTTAAAGTCTTTACGTTGCAAGCAATCATTTAAAACAAGGGAGTGCTTCCGCTCCACTTAACTGCCAAAACTAGCAGCACTAAAAAAACGCCAACCAAAAAAATTCTTCGCGTTCCCTTTCTGGAATTTAGCCACATATCTTTAAGCCAAGTCATGATTTATTTCCTCTCAGTTTTTTCAAAAATTGTTTGCCTAGCCAAGCCAACGGGTTGCTTTCCTTGCCCACCTTAAGATCCGAAGGAGCCACAGGGCCAATAGTAATTTCAGTAGCTTCATTTGAATAGCCGCTATTTCCGTATTGATTCACAGCCCGTACTCGGTATGTAAGCATAACGCCAGTTGGGACCTCGGCATCAATGTAGCTGTTCTCATTAGGGCCAGTGCCGTTCAAAAACACGAACTCCCCATCTCCCACCTTGCGTTCAATCTCAAAGCCGTCCTCATTGTCGGAATTGTCCTGCCACTCTAGACGCAGGTCAGCAGCGTTCAAAACAGAACCCAAAAATATAAATGGCAGTAGTAAATTCTTCATGAGCTGAACCCCGCAGCAGCAGCGTGTGCGACAAGTGTGCTTTGAGACAGTGCTTGGTCATATATAGCAACCTCGTCGATATATCCTTGAAAGTATCTGGTCAAGGTGGGATCGCGAGCAATGTGCCATCCATCGTTGCTACAATCCAAAGCGGAGTGCGACACGGTATTTACGGCGGTCGTAAGGGTTCCGTCTTCTTCAATAACGTAAAATGTTGCCTCTGTTGATGTCACAACAAGAGCCACGTAATACCAAGTGTTGTCAGATAGTGTAGGCCCACCTGACCAACCCCAAGTATTTGAAGCGTCTCTCCAGCTATACGCCAACTTGCCCAAAGTGCTTCCTTTTTGCCAAATACCAGAAGCAGCATTGCTTCCAGAGCGATAAAAAACCATTCCTGCGTTGCTGTCACTCGCACCTGATGGTTTAATGAAACACTCCATCGTGCATGGAAGCAAGGAAGTTTCCGAGCTTAGTGTAACGGTTTCTGCTGACTCACTGTTAGCCTGTTCAAATAATACAGATGTGTTTGAGTCACCAGAAATTGCACCTGTTTCTCCCAAGTCTGGTGTGTTGTAATACGTGCCGTTATTAGTTGTTGCCACCTCATCGTAGGCATCAGTACCGCTGGCCTCGCCGAGACGGTAGTAAAATAACGGGTTGTCTGCTAGTACGGTGGCTCTGTAGTCGGTAGCAGCAGCAGGCTTCAAACTGGATTTCCAGCGCAGCATTACAACAATTCAAACTCGGTTTGGAAGGTGACGGTAAGATCGCCAGCATTCACTTTATCTATTGCATTGGACTCGGCATCAAAACAGTTTTTGATGTGGGTGCCAACCAAAGCAATCATCTCGTTCCACTCTTCTAAGGAGTTTTGACGGAATTGCTTTTGCCAAACCTCTTCTGTGGCTTCAATTTCGTTGCCATCTTCGTCCCAATCAGGATAGGCCACTTCCACCTTCTTCTCCATCTTCCAATTAGAGTAGCCAGTAGAAGTGGGATCTGCTGTTAGCATAGCCAAAACAGAAGTTAGCTTCTGCTGGCTGTTGTTATCTGTCGCTATGCGCCACAAATCAAAATTGCTATCCAGCCACTCAACGCCACCCTGCTCCTTGTCCCAGCGGTCAGATGTGATTTGGTTTTTAAGTCTGCTCTTTGCAGCATCTTCACTAAAATCTACAACCTCCCAAGTCTGAACCCAGCCATCAGCTCTTTGCTCAAATACTTGGTTTAAGTGTTGGAGAGTGGGATTGTGGTCGGGCTTAGGATCTATGGTATAAATGTAGCAATCGAAATCTGCAAGCACCCGATCATTTAGTGGACTGGGAAAACTAACATTAGGATTGTCCCGCTTTAGGCGAGACTCGCTATATTCTCTAGGTGCTCCGTCTGTAAGTTTTAATATATTCATGACGCTACCCCCGATGCCATTCCGTACAATGTGCTGTTCACTTTCCAAATAACAATAATATGTTCGTTTGTTGTATCTAGTGTTGGAGCAGATCCTCCGACCCATTCCATCGTGGGCCAAGTAGCAGTGTTGCCAGATCCGTCGTCGATGTGCAGGGTTATAGACTCGCCGTCTGCTAACGAATCCGTAAACGTAACTGTCCCTGAAAACGTTAGCCTTTGAATTGTGCCACTAGCTGGGTCCAATGCAGTTGATCCTGTAACGCTCGTTGTGTTTACGGCAAGCTCTATAATTTCACCATTTATGTCAACAGACCCAACAGTAATGCCGTTAGTCGTCGTAGCCCCTCGGCCCGTAACAGTGTCAAGCGTATCAGACTCTGCGGTTAGGTAGGCGCCAAGATCGGATATGTCGCTTTCGGTAATTGGATCTACGGTAATAGCTTGCCCCGCAATGCTAAGATAGGTTCCAGACCCAGTAAGCGTTACATCTGTGCTGTTGTCCGTGCCAGCGGCATCTACGCCTAGTGTGGTGCGACCAGCCGCAGCATCGGCGTCGTCAACTAGACTAGCTCCAAACGTGCTTATTGTTGTGCTAGCAGGCAATGACAATGTTTTAATGTCAGCATCTACCTCGCTATCCATCAACGCCCCAGCGGCAGTTACGTTAGCCGTATTGGTTACGTCCGCTCCATCCTCTATTAAGGCAAGCTTGCTTATGTCGGTTGCTGTAGTAAATTTGTTGGTAGTAGAAGTGTCGTCTATGTCATCCGCATCTAAAACCACTGCTCCGGTCTGAGTATTAACCGAGTCTACAGCAGCAGCCTCTCTGCCCATAAATACCCAAGCGGATCCACTGTAGCGATAAAACCCAGCAGGATACCCGGTGGTCGCGGCAATAACTAAATAAACATCGCCAGTAGTCGGGCTGCCTGGTAGGCTAGCATAGTTTGCAACCTCGCCTTTTATTTCGGGAATTTGAGTGGCTTTGCGAACGCCCTCATCCACTTGTGGGCCAGTATAGGAACTATTATATGCCATTATTGTATTACGTTAAATGCTTCATTGGATGGACCAACATTGTAGGCTTGGTGTCCACCCGCCCCGTCGCTTACATTGTACTGATGACGTGACACGGGAGCAGCCTCACCCCCTAGTAGAAGGGAGGTTACAAAGGCTTTAACCTTAACTATAGTTGCAGACATTAGAGCCTAGCTGCAATGATTGGCGTAGCTGTGGTCCCTGTTGACAGGATGTGGGTGCCTTGTACTGGGTGATAGCTGTTAGCTGCAACGGGGATGGTGACATTTGACTGTCCACCACCTGGGCTAACTACGACGTTTCCAGCCGTGCCTCCCACGTAAATCCATTGAAACTTAGCATCAGTAAATACCCTATTCGAGTCGTGAGGGCTTACAGTTTTGTAAACTTCTGCTGGTGATCCTATTGTTTGTGCCATAATTAGTGTTTGTTGTTATGGGGAATGTGGCGTATTATACCACAATACCCTTTAATTGTCAAGTAAAAAAGTTAATCGAAGTAATAGTCGCTAGTGCTTTTCTTTTTCTTCTTTTTCTTTTTGGTCTCAAAGGCTGAATAATCCGAAATGCCCCATATGTTTTGGTAAACATCATCGCCTTGAAGTAGTTCATACTTGGCCTCAAACTCCCTAGATATAGTATCGTAGGGAATTCCACCAAGCAATAGCATCATTGATCCGACCAAATCAGACAAGTTGCCTTCTGCGTCTATGTTTGCAGCCGATCTAACAATGTCTGAAATCTCAGAAACTACAGGATTGGACAAATCGTAAAATTGTTCATCTTTAATAATTGATCCAAGCAAGGCTTCCAAAGCGTCACCAGCTAAAAAGAATGCGTTTAAATTACCCAAAGCAGCCGCATACCTTTGTCTACGCCACCACGCTTCTTTCTTTTCTTCATCGTCAGAAAACAAACCCAGCCCCATTGACCCCATAGCCGTAAAAATTTGAGGCAGTATAATATGATAAATTGCAACCGTTTTTATTGCTGTCGGAAGATTTATTCTACCTTTCCGCCATGCCCTTATTGACGAATTAATAATTCTTTGGTACTGAATAGGCGAGGTCATAAACATTGTAAACAACTTTGCAAACGATCCACTTGATTGAAAATAAGAAAGATTTTGGGGTTTGCTAGATTGTTGCGACCTATCAGAAACAAAGCCAAATTCAAACTCTGCCATTTCTTTGGCCTCTTCTATTGACTTCCCAGCGGCAATAGCTTCATCATAAGTCTTTTTATATATAGGCCAACCTCCAGCCATAATAGCTCCAACGTCACCAAGTCTAGTTAAGATCATTAAACGATCTCTCCAGTTCTTGGCACCCATTGCCGCCTGTTGAAATGATTTGCTTTCGGCTACAGATCGCAGGTCGCGGTCACCGGTTGTTGTTATACGGTTTTTAATGTAATCAGTTTCTAAAAGAATCTTAATGTTACTACTAGCATTTTTAAAAAACGAAAGAAACCCTTTACTCCATTCCTTAGCAGGCATAGCATTTGCGTATGCCGGAACAGAACCCAATTGCTTTACTGCTGATGGGAAGTTGATGGCTAGTTTTCCAACCGCTACGTTTCTAATTAATTTACTAACAAATGGGTCAATTCGGCCATAATCAATTCCACCTCGAGTAAAATTGTCGATCATGTGTTTTATAAGCCTTACTCTTTGTGGCCCATAAATTTGAATTATTGCTCTTTTAACACGATCATCTTTAAACAAATTCTTCATGCGGGCTGCAACCTCCCCATGAGTAATATAATGATTCATTTCCGAAATGTGCTTATCAAAAACTTCTAAAGCTCCACGGGTTGCATCAAGGGCGGCTTTTTCGTCAACACGCAACTTCATAGAATTATTTTTTGCGGTACTTTTAACAATGCCATCCTTCATTGCTTCTTCAATATCAAGCACGGCATTTTTTGCATGTTTAGAAACCGGAGAATAGTTTTCTATAATTGGCAACTTCCATCCTTCAACCTCAAACAAAACATCGTTCATCTCGACGCCCAGTTTTTTGTAAACCGACATCATGTATTTGCCTAAAGCAATGCCTTCTTCGCCAATGTAAGAATTAAGCTGAGCGTCAACATCGTCTGTCCACTGCATAGTGTCAAAAGACCCTTGAAGAGTTTTATCTTGTCTCCACATCCAAAGTTGGATGCCTTGGTCTTTGGTAATGGGTTGTTCCTTAACTCCATACCCAGACTGTGACTCGAAATAAACCCCAGTGCTGTCGCCCTTTTCGAAGTTTGGCGGCTTTCTTAAGCCCATAAACAAGTCTTTAATTTGTTCGGGATTTAACCCCTGGTCTTTTAAAACCTTGTTGAACGAATCAAAGGCAGCTTCTCTCGTTGTGCGTTGCCTTGTAAGAAAATTTTCAGCAGCCTTAAATGCTGGTTTTGTAATTTGATCGTGAAGTTTGCCAGCGTATTGCGTACCTGGAACGCGAATTAAGTTTTCAATTAATTGCTCTATACCGTCAAGCGTAGATATGTACCAGTCTGCACCCTCTAGCCATTCGCCAAAAACGCCTGCAAGATTTCGCTTAGTTTCAAGATCTTGCTTTGACAACAAAACATCTGGCTTCCGCTTTTTCTTTTGTTTAAAAAACGATAGCTGAATGTCACTTTCTGGATAACCCGCAATTACAGTAACCTCTTGGTCTGCGGTAATACTTTCTATTCTGTCTACATCAAGATCTATTATTGCACTTGCCAAGTCATCTAGCTTTAAAGAGCTTTTGCCCCTAAAAGCAAATTCAGCAAGATCAATAATTATTTCTGAAACTTTATAAAACAAATCTTTAACTTTGTTGAAAGCATTTCCAAGCGTTGATTTGTTTCGAGTTAAAACTCGACCGCCGTGTTCTGCTAGTATTTCTTCAAACGCTTGCAAGTCACCACGAGATCCTTTTTCTAAATCCCAATTTTCTTTTACAGCATTGATAAAGGATTTGTCGTTGACTAATTCCTTTACCATAGAAAAAACCCTAGACCTTAAATCTGGCGAAAGTTTTGCAAGTTGAGCATGAACCAGCTCATGTCCAATTGAATGAATTTGCTGGTCGGGAACTAAACCATCGGCAATGGTAATAACGCTTTTGCCTTTTGGCCCCCTTCGAGCCGAACCGTGAAGCCTTCCCTCAATGACCCTCCCGTCACTTTTTGAAAACTCCAAACTGTGGCCCATCTCTTGGATTTTTTCAACAAACTCTTTTTGCTCCTGAGTTAGTTCTTTAGAATCTTTTATGTTAGACAAAAATTCTGGTATTAATTCTTGTTGCGATTTTAAAGCTTCCGGTAAAAACGGTTCTTGTAATTCTGTAACACCTGGCTCTTTCCTTGGCAAATCAGCAACTCCAGCTTCTTTGTTTATTTGGCTAACTTCATTATCAGAAAGCACTCGAATAACTTTCATTTCACCGCTAATAAGCCAATTTCCAGTCATGTTGGAATTTGTTTTATAACGGTAATGCCCTTTCTTGGGAAGAACATCCTGAATGTGTGCAGTGCGAGCTATAATGTTTCCTGCTTTACTGCGTTTAGCACGGCTATTAGCTTCTGTTTGCCAATCAACATCATCAGACATTTCTACCTCTGCCCAAACGTGATTTGGCGGTCGAAATGAAGGAGCTGTTGTCCCTTCGGGATAAGGAATTTTTTTGTTAATTTTTGCTCGTGCTGCTTTGTCCTTTGCTCCCTCAGGTTCAATTCCCTCTTTTTTGTACGCTTTAAGACGTTGAGCGTCAACTTTGGCGGCAGTTTTCTTTTGAGCATCTGTACGCCCTCCAATGTGATTGGCAACTGGCATGTCTCCCGCATGCCACCCTGGACGAAAAGCAAGTTCTCCAATTTCAGATTTTACTTTTCCAGACTTAGCCTGCTCCCCAATGATAGCTTCTACCCACTCTCCTACAATAACTGGAGTTTTTGCATCAACAAACAATGGAAACAATTTACCCGGTTGATTGGGATCTATTCTAAATAATTTATATGCTTTAACTGACTTCTTGGGAGGTTTAACTTTTTTCCAAGCCTCAGGCTCGCCAGGAGTAATTTCGGCTTTTTCTCCACTTGGCAGAGTGGCTACAGTTGGATCATCTTTTT